ACCGATGCCGGTGAACACTTCGGAAGCCAAAGAAGAGGAAACCAATCCCGTACTCAACTTCATTTCGTTGCTGCCGAGAATCATCTTGTACTGCTCACCAAATTCAGATGAACCAAGAATAAGCTTGTTGAAAGATGCACGAGTCATAACCATCTTGGCATAAACGCCATAGTCCGGTGCCAAGGAATGGAGTTTCTCTCTCAAATAAGAGATGAACATATTCTTTCCGTCCACAACCACATCTCCACTTGTCGGCTTGATAAAGTTGAACGGAAGGGTAATCTCCAGCAGTTTATTATTGGTCTGACCGGAAGTGATTGCGGCATCCTTGTTGTAAACTGTAGCTTCACCAGTCATAAGCAATGCACCAAGAATAATATCCATACGCTTGTGAGCAGCAAGGGTAATCTGACGGTAATCATCCGCTAGGAAATTTACAATCTCTTCCATTGCAGCCTTTTGGTCTGCCGGTTTAGCTGCATTGAACTTGTCAATCAAATCCTGCAATTCGGAAAGACGGTCAATAGACATCTGATAAGCATCACCCAAATAGGCAATCTCACCATATCCGGAACCGATGTTCCGACGTTCACGGATGGGTTTCTCTCCAAAACGCGAATTAATGGAACCTGCCATTACTCCGGTTACAGAACCGATATAATCCTTGAACACACGAGTAGTTACTCTGCGGAAAGTAAGATACTGTTGCCAATAGATTGTGTCCTTGCGTGTCTGGTTCACACGTCTGATGATAGCGGAAACAATGTTCGCGTCATCGAATAATGTTTGAATCGTTAAAAACATATCCTACCTCCTTACTCGTTAAATTCAAACCATCCCTTCATGTTGGCTTTATCGTTCTCGGAGAACGGCATAACCAATTTTGAGGGTTCAATTTCTGCGGCTGTACGAAGCAATGAAACCAATGTGATTCCGTCCTCAACCTTTGTACGGTTAAACAGAGCCGAATTAGCCACGTGCTTCTGCTTCAAGCCATCAACCGCAACCGCCTCAAAGAGTACCGTATCTCTGGCTATGTCCTCACCAAAAGCAGCCTTGATAGTCAATACATCATACACTTTGTTGGTCTTGTCAATAGCCGTTACTTCCGCACCTTTCGTACCACTTCCGATGAACATACCCGCGTATGCCAAAGAGTTCTTGGCTACCTTAATGGACAATGCAGTATCACCGGTTGCGTATGCTTCCACTACTTCCACATTGATTACCGCATAAGCGAACTTGTTTTTCAAGTCCGCACAAATCGGTGTAAATCCGGGAAGAAAACTTCCCACTACCAGGTTCTGCGTGTCGAGTTTGAACGGACCACGTCTACGAATACCGGTCTGGACATCGTAGCGTTCCTCTTGCTCAACGGGCGGAACCAAGTCATACTTAAATCCTGCTGACATAATTAATTCTTGTTTTGTTCAACAATAGTTTTCGTTCCCTCATCAATCATCTTAGCGATAGATTCAGATTCTTTCTCAATCTTCGCTTCCGCTGATTCGGGAGGGGTCACGCCTTTGAAGCCGTCATTTGCGAACTCCTGTTTCAAGTCCTTGAAATAAGTATCCAAGTCCTCATCGTCTTTGATGGCGCATCGCTTGGCGTAGTTTTCGGGAATACCATACTCCTTAGCCTTTGCCAAAATCTGCTGGCTACGTGTTGCCTGAGCCTTCTCCGTTTCAAACTGTGTTAGCTTGTCAGAAAGGCTCTTGTTGGAATCAATTAAGGCTTGCGCCCATGCAGGCACATCGTCTTTATTCTCTTCCGTTTTGATGGTTGTGGTAGTATTGGTAGTCTCGATTGGCTTTCCGTCTTTCAGTCCATGCCTTTTCTCATAGTTCGCAATTGACGAAGTTTGCGCTTGTCCTGCACGGAAATCACCATAGGAATTAAGCACGTCCGAAAAGCTGATACCCTCAACAATGGAGTTTACCTTTGTCTCGTCCGTTACACCCTCTACCTTTTTAGTGGCAATTCGGGTTAAGATAGCAGTGTCCACCCCAGAGAATTTCTGTTGTAGTCCTGCTAAGATTTGTTCTAAGATTGTCATACCGTATGAATTTGATTTATAAATTTCTACGGTAAATTTCGGCATTAATAAGCTATGTGAAAAATTATCAGATAGGTGATACACGACAATGAAACGATTGTCGTAAAATGGTATAAAAAAGGCGTGAACCCGAATGGAATCACGCCTAAATAAAGTATTGTAACTTATGCCGGTACAGCCATTAATTCACGCCCTACTGAACGTATTGTTTCTATAATATCTTCAAAACGTTTCTTAGACGGCTTCTTTGTTCCGCTTACATATTGAGCAAACAAACTCTGAGAAATACCTAAACGTCGTGCTATGGCAGCAGCATTCAATTCAGGATGAGCTATAAATAAATCATAAAGAGGATTAGATTTCCTTTCCCGAAAGAATCCCTCAAAACTCAAATCTTCATCAAGCTCTCTCCAATGTATTCCGTCATGGCTCGTTGTGAAATTTGCGCGCTGCGCAGGAGTAGCCCATTTCAGCCTTTGGAAATCTGAAAACTTCTCACATGCCTCCTTCCCGTCAGTGGTACGTATCCATACCTCCGTATCAGTCAACCATACCTTTTCAACTATGATATTTTCCATAACCACTTATTTTGATTTATTAAAAAATTTATTCCAATGCTCTGCTATTACTTCTTGATTTTCTTCTATAACTGATTCTACAAGTTTCAGTTCAGATGACTTCAAGCCATTATTTTTGATTAATGTAACTGGAAATAAAGTGAATTTAGCACTTACATCCCCTTTGATTACATGAACATGTATAGGCTCATGGTCATTAGCGTAAAACATAAAACGAAAACCAAATAAAATAAATATCGTTGGCATACCTTTCTCTATTGATTACCCTACAAATATAGGTAATTATTTAATTACCTACAACTATTCAAGCAAAAAATTAGCGGCAATTCTTTGATGTTGCCGCAAAATATTCTATTTTTCTTGTACTAAAATTATAATCCCTATAATTTTTCTGACTAAGAGGCATTTTTCTGTCCCTTATTTCCGATTTGCTCATTCTTTGCCGCTTGCTCCTCCTTGATTTCTGCAAGCTCCTCTTCTACCCTATCAGCATTCCCGGCAAACATGATACCTTCACGTGTGGACCAAATGCCACCACTGACAGCGGAAACGGCAGTAGTCACCTTATCATTCAAATCATCAATCATATATGGAACCAGTTCTGTTTCTATGTCAATGGTCTGCGATGCCTTGCTAAACTCGGTTGGATTGATAGAGCCTAAAGCGGAAACAATGAAATTTACTCTCCGCTGCAAGAACTCACCGATAGCCTCACCGTGATTTTCTACCGCCATATGTGCGCCCATGAACATAAAGCGGAAAGCGGTCCCTGATGCTTTGCCTACCCCCTTCAACGTCTC